ATTGAAAACCATCCCATGTTCTACCTATATACTGTGCAGTTGTGTTATTAATATTAAAATCTGCATTTTGTGTAGGATATGTTGCTGTAACAAATGATGTTTGTTGATTACCATTTACATAAATTTTAACTCTATTAGCAGCTGTAGCTTGTGTGGTGTCTAAAGCAAATACAATATGATACCAAGCGGAAGGATCTCTAAACAAAGCTGTTGTTTGAACATTCATGGTAGATGTATTTCCATCAGCAATACCTAAATTTGCTCCGCCTGTGCTTTGACCGTAACCAATAAAACAATTGTTAGTAGAGCCAAATAAAGCATAGAAGTCACTTGGTTTTCCTAATTTAACCCAAGCACTCCATGTCCATGTTTTTCTATTACCAGCTAAAGTTGGTGTTCTATTTAGATAAGCACTTGCACTACTTCTAAATCTTAAAGAGTTTGTTAGGTTATTAGTAAGTGGTGTTAAAGCACCTGTAGCGTTAAATGTGTGGATCGTATTACCACCTGATGATGTGACTAGACCACCGTTAAATACTTGTGAGCCAGCGTATGAGATGATAACTGTTCCTGAACCGCCAGAGCCACCAACGAATACAGATGAGTTTCCTCCACCAACACCGCCACCACCACCACCTGTGTTAGCTGTTCCTGATGAAGCAGAAGCACCTGCAACACTTCCATTACCACCACCACCTAAACCACCTGTGCCTCCAGAACCGCTAGGTCCAGCTCCACCGCCTCCACCACCTGCATAGTATGTGGATGTTCCTGTAATGCTAGAAGTAACACCTATACCACCATCACCGCCTGAATTATTTGTTTTTTGAGTTGCAGCAGCTCCAGCTCCGCCACCACCACCTCCTGTAGTGTATGTAACGCCATCTGTATAACCTCTAGCTCCAGCATTACCTTGACCTGAAGTTCCAGCTCCACCATTGTAAGTATTTAATGGGAAGCCATATCCACCACCTCCTGAACCACCTGCACCACCATTTAAACCAATTGTTCCTGCACCAAAACCACCACCTGTTGTTGATATAGTAGTTAGTCCTGTGCCTCCTAAAGATGATGTTGAACCTTGTGAGCCACTTGCACCTGATGATGAAGCACCTGCTCCACCTGCACCTACGGTTACAATGTATGTTGCACCTGAATATAATGTAGTAGATGATGTAAGTAATCCACCTGCACCACCGCCTCCTACACCACCTGATGCACCTGCTAAAGTATTTGTTGCTCCACCACCACCACCAGCTACTACTAAATAACTAGCTGTTACAGGTGTAAGAGGGCTTAATGTGCCTGAAGATGTAAATGTGTGTATTTGATTACCACCTGAAGTAGTAAGAGTGCCACCTACGAATCTAGGTGTAGCAGATGCGTAAGATATAATGACTACGCCTGAACCTCCTGCATCCAGAAGTTGCAATAGTTTCAGAGTTGCTTCCTGCTCCTCCTCCACCTGAACCTCCTGCTCCTGGTGAACCTGAAACACCAGCACCACCACCGCCTCCGCCTGCATAAGTTACGGATGAGCCTGATATAGAAGATGAACTTCCTGCGCCGCCAGCAGAACCAGAAGCACTAGATGCTCCAGCAGCAGATGCACCACCACCTCCGCCACCTCTTACTCCAGATGCACCTGCTCCGCCATTATTTCCTTGACCTGATGTTCCTGTTCCTCCAGCACCTGACAAATATCTATTGCCACCACCACCTGAACCACCATTTCTACCAACATTTGAACCAGAAGGACCTTGGCTACCAGCTCCACCACCGCCACCACCTGTAGAGGTTACAGTAGATAAACCAGTTCCTGATATTACTGAATTTGAACCATCTCCACCTGGGTTTTGACCAAAGCCTCCAGAATTAATTGCTCCGCTAGTTCCTCCAGCTCCTACAGTAATTGAATATGTGTTAAGAGTAGATAAAGTAAATGTAGAAGTTTGGTAGCCACCTGCACCTCCACCACCACCTTCAGCAGCACCTCCACCTGCGCCACCAGCAACAACAAGATAAGATGCAGGAACATTGTTAGCTGACCCGCTAACTAGCATACCAAAACCTCTAGCTGCCTCTACTGCTATTCTTGATAATAGTGACATTAACTATTCCTACTTAAATTGTGTTTGTGATGCAAATACTGTAAATGCGGCTGAACCTGTTTTAACGATAGTATATGAATAAGCGTCTATACCTGAAGCATTACCACTTGACCATGCTGTGCCACCTTGATATTTAGGTGTAACTGAAGCACCGTCAATTTGAACTGCATTATTATAGTATGCCGTTGCACCTTGTGACACTAAGAATACTGCCGTAATAGATTGTCCTGTTGACATAGCTGTATTTAATGATGTGCCACTTGATGCTCTAAAGTTTACAGTCCAATTAGCAGAAGCGTTAGTTGTATAGTAAAGAACTGATTGTGTAGTTACATCGTAGTTAATTGTGCCTGTGGCAGCAGTTGCTGATACAGTTGTCACTTCAGCTGCGTTTGTAAATACAGCCGCTAAAGCACTAGATGATCCTGTAAATGTTGCTGTGCTAGATGCAGATAATGTTGTAAATACACCTGCTCCATTAAATGATGTTGCAGATAAAGCGCCTGTGCTTGGATTAAAAGCTAATTTAGTAGAAGATACATCTGCTCCAGTAATTGAACCAGTTGAAGCGCTTGTAAATGTTAAATAACGAGTTGCATTAGTAGTTGTGTCGTCTGTAATTGCTAATCCACTAGCATTTGCTTGCCATGTAGGTGCAGAAGCACCATTAGATGTTAATACATAACCTGCTGTGCCTGTTGACCCAGCTAATGAAATTGTATTATTTACTCTAAGATCAGTAAATGTTCCAGCTAAAGGCGTTGTTCCACCAATAGCTACGTTATTCATTGTTGATGCGGTTGCTGGATTAATTGTTGCAGTTCCAGTTCCAGTTGGGGCTATACTAATGGCCGAATTTGCACCGTTCATATTAATTGCGCCATCTATTGTAACGTTTGTGCCACCACCACCACCCCATTGTAAGCAAGCATTTCCTGTATTAGTCTTTAATGATCCACCGCCTGATCCTGCTGCATTAAAATTTGACCCAACAAAGCTAGTTGTTGCAGTAATAGTTGTGCCTGTAATTGCGGCAGCTAATGTGTTACCGATAACAGGAGGGCTAGATAAATCTAATGATCCACCTAAAGTTAATGAGCCTGAGCTTGTAACTGTTCCTGATACGCTTTGATATGGTAGTGAACCTGCTAAACCACCAGCCAAATTAGTAGCTGTTGTAGCTGAAGTAGCTGAAGTTGCAGTTGCAGCATTGCCACCAATAGATAATGAAGTAGCTGTGCCTGTTAAACCTGTGCCAGCGCCACTAAATTGTGTTGAAGCTGTAATAGTTGTGCCACCAAGCGTTGTAAAAGCGCCTGTAGAGGCTGTTGTAGCCCCAATTGTTGTGCCATTAATAGTTCCACCTGTAATTGCTACTGAACTAGCGTTTTGGGTGCTTAATGTGCCTAATCCTGTGACTTGTGTGTTAGCAATAGATATAGCTGTGTTAGTTACCGATGTTGCTTGACCTTGTGCGTTAAATGCAATCACAGGAACATTGGAAGCTGATCCATAAGTTGCAGCAGTAACGCCTGTGTTTGTAATACTAAATTGTGTGCCTGCTAAAGTAAGGCCTGTGCCTGCTGTATAGCTTGATGAGAATGAAAGGTTATACCAATCCATTGCAGTAACACCTAATGTGCCACCTGGTTGAGCTGTTGTGTAGAACGCAGCAGTCGCTTGACCACCCGCTACTATATAAATAACTGCACCAACGTATTGCGCCCATGTTGTAGAACCTGTGGCATAAGTCCATGCACCTGTTTGAACGGTATAAATACCATTTTGTGCTGGCAATGTTTGATTTTTAACTAAAACTGTATCACCTGCAACAACGGCAACGGTGTCAATAGTTTGTGCGCCTGAAAGCGTAATGTTTGCAGTAGTGGCTGCTTTGGCTGGCGCTTTCCATGAAATGCCTAATAATGCGTAATCTACATATTGTTTATTAGCAATATCAGTAGCGGCAGAAGGTGTTGTTGAAATAGTGCCTGTGACTGTAGATATATTAGTAAAATTACCTGTAGATGGAACTAATGCGCCAATAGTTGTGCTATTGATTGTGCTGCTTGTAATGTTTAATCCTGATTGATCAGGGTCGATTGTTGCTGAAAATGGCTTGTTCTGCCCAATAAATGTCACAAAATTATCTTGGGCATCAAAATATGCCTGAACAGGCAATAAATTCTGAATTGTAGATTGAGCAGGACTAGTCATTATATTTCCTTATTATTGATTTTCAACAGCGGTTACATATAACGTTGTTGTATCTGATCCACCACAAATTGCTGTAATTTGAAATGGAGCTGTTGGAACTGCTAAAGTTAGTGGGTAAACCATATTTGCTGGTAATACAAAATCACCTGGTGTTCCTGCTACTGGAAATACTGAAGCTGGAGCAGTTGCTAGATTAGAAACAGTAATAGCACAAGCTTTAGTGCCAGCATTTAAAAATGTAGCGTAATTAACTTGATCGTTAGTTGTATCGTTAATAGTGATTGAGGTTGATGATGTAGCCGTAACAGCAATAGCATAGGTTTTTCCTACTGATCTTAAAACTGTAGTATTAGCCATGATTGTTTCCTTGAATTAGTTAAATTATAAACTTTAATAGAAAAAAAGCCATTAGAAATTTAATGGCTTCTTCTCTTTATTGCACATTACTAGTTTTGTTGTGTTAAATCGTAGCCATAAACATATACATCAAATGTCGCTGCTGCACCTTGTGCAGTTGCAACGTTTACATATAAGTTTTGAGCTGTTTGAGCTGCTGTAGAAGCAACTGTTCTTTCTGACACAACTGTTGAAGCTGATAAACCTGATAAAGCTGCGTTAGCAACAATACCTGTTCCACCTGCTGCTGGAGCAGTAAATAAACCTGCGGCAGCTGTAGTTAAGCTAATTGAAGCGTTTGTAAAAACAACATTTTTTACAGAGTAAGATGTTGAGTTAATGATTGGTAAAACTGTGTCGCCTGTTACGTTTGCATTAACACCTTGATACACAGCCAATAAGCGTAAAGCCTGATTGGTTCCGACTAGCTGCGGATGTGCGCTTGAGGTGACTGCTGGGCCTGGATTAGACATAATAAATTTTCCTTTTCTGTTTGATTAATACGTGTAGGAATTGAGTCATTGTTAATTGTGTATTGACGAACAACACGCATTGAAAGACCAATTTCTTTGTCAGATGCACGACCAGCGAAGTGAACACCGTCAGGTAGCTCAAGATCAGCTACTGCTAGTGTGAACGCATTTTTGTGCATAATGATGTTTTGTGGTGATGTGATACCTGTGTTGTTAAATGGTGTAACTGTTTGTGAACCTGAAGAAGTTACAACTACGTTTTGGAATTGACCTGCTGTAATAACAGCTGGTGAAACGTTTACTGTAGCTGTGCCGCTTGAAGTAATAGTTACAGGTGAATTAACAACAAAGTTACGCAATTTACCATAAGATTGACGATTTTGTGGGTTAGCACCAAATACGCCAGCAATAGTAATTACATCGCCTTGGTTTAATGAAGCATTAGCAGTAGCTGCACCAATAGTGATGTTAGAGCTTGAAGCCCAACCACTTGTTAGGAAGCCTGTTGCTGTTGTAACGTTACATGAAAGAACAGAAGTTGAATAAGAACCAAAAGTTTGTGAAACAACGTTTTGATCTAATTTCCAATTCATACCGCCTGAATCACGACCCATTAAACCTTTAGTGTATTGAGCAGAGATAGCTGTTTGTGGATTGAAAAGACCTTTTAAGCTGTCAACAATAGTTGCAGATGTAAATGGCTCAACGATACATGATCTGCGGCCATCTCTTGGAGCGCCTTCAGAATCAAGGAACGCTTGACCTGTTAAGTATGTGATTAAGCTTGTAGGAGTTGTGCCTGCTGTGCCAACGATATTTGCTGTGTTGTTTTTAGCAGTTGTAAGACCATCTCTGTCAATCTTATTCGCAATAGCTGCCACAGCTGGTTTAAGAACTCTGTCGCTAAACATATCTAAAGATAATGCTAAGTCTTGAGTTGTAAACTGTGTGTCAACGTGGAATTGTGTTGATAAAGTAACAGGAACTGATGTTTCGTTGAAATCTTCAACGTTTAATGCTGGGCCTGTTGTTCCGATGAAACGACCAGGACGTCTAACGTTTACTGTGTTACCAATTTTTGCGCCTACTACTGCAAATTGGTCGTCATAGTTACGGTCAACTTCTGATGTAAATGTTAATTCATTTTCCAAAACCATCAACGCTTCGTTGGTGATCTTGCTAATGGTTAGTAAATTATTAGCCATGATATTTCCTTATTTTAAGAGTTTAATATCCTGCTACCTAATCTTTCCTGCTTTTCGAGATTCACGCCATTGTTGATAAGTGCCATGGAATTCACCATCTGAGCCTACGCCAACATCGGCAACTGCTGAACTCGTCTTTATAGGACTAATTGGTGCAGGTGCTTTACTTCGTGCAATAGAAGGTTTCGTTTCAGCTTCAGTCTTGGCATCTTTAGGTGTTTCACTAGCCTCAAACTTTGCTTCTAACTTCCCAATTTCTCGAAGGGCGCTAACTGTTGATAGAGTATTTAACTTTTCTGCTAGCTCAGGATTTTCTGCTAAATGATATAAAATTCTAGGGCCTTGTTCAGACTCCAACATTGCATCTCTTATAGCATCGTTGACAGTTATGTCGGATGCAGAAGCAATCATTTCATCATAGTCAGGCAAATCCGCCTTAACAGTTTCTAATCGCTCATTCCAAGATTTAATAACGCTTTGGCGTTGTTCTTGTTCTTTGCGTTCAGCTTCAGCTTTATCTCTATTCAAAAGGGCATTTTCTGCCGACCATTCAGCTAATGCTTCAGCGTATTCAAACGCATCATTAAACTGACTTGGTGAAGGCTTAACGTTTTCCTCTACAGGTTTCGGTTCAGCTCTTCCTTCTAGCTCTGAAATTCGTTTTTCTAAAGCTTCACGAGCATCACGTTCTTTAGCCGCTTCTTTGCGAGCTTCTTCACGTTGCTTTGTTAGCTCTGAAAATCTCTTTTCAAGCTTGGGGTTTTGTTTCTTCTCTTCTGTTGCTTTTGTTTCTGTTTCTTCAATTGGCTGTTCACTCTGATCGGTTGCTTCCTCTGTCGGCTCTGCGGTTTTTTCTTCAACTACAGCCTCAACAGGTGCTTCTTCAGAAAACTCTTCTGCGTTGGCAGAAGTTACTACACTTCCTGCTTCTTTTTCTGACATGGATGACTCCAAGATTTTTACCCAATGATTCCATTGGTAGATTGTTGCTTTATACTATAAAACTACTTATTAATCAATTCTTACTTAAACAGCTCTTTCAATAGTTTCTGAGTTTACTAGGTCAGCGTTTGAACCGCTCATTTTAGCTAATATCAAAGCCATTTGCGCTTTAAGCAATTCAATTTCAATTTTAGTGTTGTTATCAGCGTCTGTATTGCGCTTGCTAGTTTCTTCACGCATTTCAGTATCGTTTGCTTTAGCTGTGACATCCATAAGTTTACGTTTAGTTTCTGCATCTTGTTTGACTCCTTCGATGTCTTGACGTTGTTGAATAACCATTTGAAGCTGTTGTATAGCTTGTTGAGCTTGTTGGTTTTGCGCTTGTAATTGTTGTAATTCCATTTGGATTCTTGGTGGAACTTTAGACTTGTCATCCACTTTAGCTAATGGGTTGTTTACGGCTAATCTATCAGCAATCGTTTCAGCGCCTGGGAAGTCCATGTTTCTTACTAATAGATCACCAGCTTGTTGAATTAATGTTGGATCAGCTGCAAATAAAGCCATCATAGAATCAACTGCTTCTTGACGTTTAGAGTTATAACCTGGGCCTGTATCCATAACAACATCATATTCACCTACTGTGACGTCATTAAGAATCTTATCAATGCCTTCTTCGTCTTGGCCATATTGATTAATAGTTAAAATTTCAGGTTTGCCATCGTCACCAATAATACGCAATACTCTTTCTCTATCGTAAATCTTTGGAACTAGATCAAGGATAATGCGACCTGTTTGACGGATAGAACGAGTTAAGTTGTCATAGTAGTGGAAGTTAGTCATATCCACTTGTTGTTGTTGGCCTTGTAAAGCTTTACCTGAAATATTGCCTTGTGGTAATTGGCTTGGATCAAATATACCTACTACTTGCATTAAATCAGTAGTCATAGATTGAGCCGCAGCCATAATGCCTGCTGGTGGTGGTTCAGGTTGTAATCTTTGTGGTGGAGGTGCTGGCTGACCATCAATGTCTTTTTGTTTATAACGCAAAACAGGCATAGATTTAATATTAGCCATTGCCCATTCATTTTCATGGCCTTCGTCTTGACCTTCAGCAAGTAACCATTTAGCTTTAGGTGCTAATGCAACTGACTCAGTAAGGGAAGTTTGCCAAAAGTTATACATTCTTTGTGGGTCTTTAGCCATGCGAACAATACCAAATTTCTTTTTCTTGTTCTCAACCACAGTTTCTTGACCATAAACAGGAACGATAGGA